GTATTCTCTTATTGCTGTATTGTTTGTTCTTGCTTGTGCAAAGTATGCAAACTTACCTGCTGATACTGGTGTTACTTTATCATCATGTTCAAATGACGATACTTCATTAAGTATAGCTGTTGTTGGTGATATACCTTCACCAGAGCTATCTAATTTGTATTGTGCTATATCAGAAAATAACAATAAACTTTCGTTAAATCCTACAGAGTTTTTAAGTGTGTTAACTTGTGTACCTGAAGCCGCAATATCAATAGGGTCAGTATCTAATACTTGTGTAGATGTTGTTGCAAAATAATTAAAGAAAGAAGCATTCTCTGTAAATACTAAATTTTCTCCTGATAATATTCCTAATCTATTTTTGTAAAATGTTAGGTTATTAATTTTTTTACCAACAAATGTAGGATTAGGATTACTTTCTATATCTCCACAGGTTCTATCTGTCCAATCTAATTGTTGAAATGTAAATGTACCATTGTTGTTATTAATCAATGCGTGTGGCATTGTAGAATTATCTAAACCTACAGACGTTGCAGGTGCTATAGTTTCATTCCATACACCAGACTTGCCTGAAAAATTTACATAGTAATCAGATAATGTGTCACCTTCTTCACCAGTAACTTTTATAATTACACCTTCTTTTCCATAAAAAGGTAACTTACTAAAATCTTGTATTTCATCTCTAATAGAATACATGGCTGTGTTACCAGAACCATCAGAAGTAGTTATAGTATAGTTAGCATTGCCATCAGTAGGTTTTCCATAAATAACACTGTCGTATGCTTCAAATGTAAAATAGTTTGTAAACCCAGAATAGTTTGCTAATCCTTGTGTAGTAGATTGTGTTGCATTGTTATCTGTTCTTACTACTTTAAATCCTATGCCATCAGCCGCACTGTCCCAATGTGTGCTAGAAGTACCATATAAAAGTATATCTGTTATTTTATTTGTATCTCTAAATTTACTATCAGTAGACGCATCATTACCTGAAGGTAACTGAAAAATTACTTCTAGTTCTTGTGCCATTGATGGGTGTTTTAAGGCAACTTTGTATTCTCTACCATAGTTTGTAAGTTTACAAACAATTAAAAATTCTTCTACTTTAGCCGCAGACGTTGCACTGTCAGCCGCCACTGTTGTTGCTGTATTAGCTAAAAATGTATAGTCAGCAATGTTAACTAACTTAAAGTTTTCTCTAGGGTTTGTTGAAGTTAGATAACTTGAACCACTTGCAACTGTAACTGTTTTTTCATTACCTGCTAAATCAAATACTTTAATACCTCCATTGTATAAAGCTACAATGTATTGATTATCGGCATCTCTTTGTATTTGCCAAAATTTTGTTTTGTTAGAATAAATATTACTACTGTCTACTGTTGCTACAAAATCTAAAGGTGGTCTTTTTGATAAACCATCTACTAAACCATTTTGTAAATTTACTTGGTCTGCTCCTTGATTGATACCTCTTTGCGTAGGTGTCTGTTGAGACATACCATTTAAAAAGTTAGGAATAGATTGTGAAACAACACTTCCCATAGTTAGTAGTTCCTTCTATTAGGTCTATGAATTATAGAAAATGTATTGCTGTCACCTTCAAGTATATTTACATCACTCTCTTGGCTATCGGCTTGATGGAATGCCATAAGAGCTTCATTCTCATCTTGACCAATTAATTGTGTAATTTCTCTATCACCAATAAATCTAGCCGCAAATCTTCTTGCCGCTTTCATTGTAATATATTGTCTTGCGTATTCTGGTAAATCTTCAAACTGTTGTACTAAAACTAAATCAACTGATTTAGGTGCAGAAGTAAATACATCTGTATGGTTTTCCATATCATATAAGAAACCACTTCTAATAGTGTAGTTTAGGTATCTGTATTGGGAGTTTGCATCTGCTTTAACGCAGTTTGAAGGAAGGGGTACTTTGTTATCACTATCTAAAGATAATGATTTATAATTTACATGTGTATTAAAATTCCACCCTTGTGATTGGATAGACATAGATGTTTCATTAAGAATATTTTTTGCTGTACTTACATCAACTGTAGTAGTGCCTGTAATACTATTAACTGGACTTTCTCCAATCGTAGATAGCATTATATTTACAGCTTGTAATTCGCTTGTGGGTGTAATTTGTGTAGTCATCTATCCTTTGTGTTAAATTTTGTGTGAGTACACTGGGCGGATTGTCAGTGTTAATCTCCGCCCAGTATAAGTAGAAGTATTACGCTTCTTTGATACCTACAGCCGCTTCAGGTCTCAATACTCCGTGACCCATGCTGTATTTAGCTACCATTAACGTACCTTGTCTTCTAATGTCGTACTCTTTTTCAACAGCTAAATCCATTAGCTTAACAGTTCCTACTGCTGAAGGGTGAGATACAAGAGCAACGTAGTTAGATAGGTCTACCGCTTGAGGGTTAGAGCCACCTGCTGTTGCTGAACCTTGTTCTACACCAGAGTTAACATTAGACGATACAAAGTGAGCTACAGGTACTAATTCAATACCTGCAATTTTAGTAACTCTACCTTCAGCGATTGAACCTGAACCACTAAAATCAACATTAATCGCATTAGTTGCGTTTGCTAATTTGTAGTATTCTTCCAATCTCATAAAGCATTTTCTGCCTTCTGAAGGAACGTAGTTAGCGTCTAATTGTTTTGCCGCCGCAAACAAACTATCAATCATAGCATTAGCCGCAGTTGCGTCTGTTGCTGAAGCGATTGAAGTGTTTGTTAGTACAGTCCCAGAAGCATATCCACTGTCAGATACGTTTGCTGAAGCCTGTGCCGCTTGACCAATAGTTTGTAAGATGTGCTTATCTTTAGTAAAAGCTAAAGCTCTTCCTATTTCTTGTGAATACGCACTTCTTACGTCATAATGGTTTTTTGCCTCCTCGATATTCGATAAGAATACAGATGAGATTAAAAGGTCATTAATTGTAATAACCTTTTCGTTGTGGTTTACATCAGAACCAGTTATTTCAGTACCTGCTGTGTGGTAAGAAGAACCAACTCTACCCATTACTGGGAAAGTTGCTGATTTTCCAGAAGCAATGCTTCTAGTCATATCTGCACCTGCTGTTTTTGAAGCTCTATCAAATGAAGTAATAACTTCACCTGCGAATACTTTTAGAAACAGAGCGTCTTCTGAACCACCTGCATTTACTCGTCCAACTGATACTGGACTTGCATTTGCCATAGTGTTTCCTTTTGTTATGACGTTAGTTTATAAAAGCCTCTTCAATTAATTATTTAGTCAAGATTGTCCCTCGCAAGGGGTCAAGTTATTTGGCTAATTAAAGTTGGCAGTTGCCACACATGAGTGTTGCACAACTATTTTAGTTACAGTTCCACTTTCTTAAAGCTAATGCTTTTCTAGTGGGTTTTCCGTTTTTAGACATAGCTCCTTTTACTCCGCTCATTCTCGCACAGAAACTCTTTTTTCTTCCTGCCGCTCTTGAACCTGCTTTAGGATTGCCTGTGACAGGAGCTTTTAAGTTATGTCCTTTTCTTTTAAAAAAAGCCCTTCCTCTAGCATTTAAGCCACCAGAAGGACTTTGATATTTTTTAGCAACCATTATGCTTTCGCAGTTTTGGCGGCACGTTTGAATTGTTTAGCAGTAGGTCTACCTTTTTGTCCTGCTTTTCGCATCTTCTCACCTGAACCTGCTTTAATTCTAGCACGTTTCTTATGAATGTTGGCGTATAATCCGTTCTTTGCCATTATGCTTTTTTCTTCTTATTCATTATTTTTGCTTTTAAAGCGGCAGGTAATCTTTTCTGTCCACCTTTTAATGTTTTAGTTTTCTTTGTTTTCTTTCCGTACATTATGTTTCCTTTTAGTTGGTTTATAAATCTGAGTTAGATAATTTTTCTTGAACCATTGCTTGATACGCAGGGTCTTTCTGGTATCTGTCATCACTCATAGCTCTTGTAACTTCAGCCCAAGACTTGTAACCATCTTGTCCTGTAATTGTGCCTTTACCTTCTACGAGTTTTGGTTCACTACCATTAGCTTTTTCAAATTTTGCTTTTAATCCTACGACTGCTAACTTTGCAGTTTCTATATCTTTAGAATTAACTGCTGTATTGTATGCAGTCTTTTCTTGTTCAGACATATTCTCTGCCGCCCAGTTAGACATTTCTGCATAAGCATCAGTACCACCAACCATTTCTTTTATAGAGTTGGCTTGTTGGTCAGCGATTGCTTTTTGACCTTCAATAAACTGGTTTACATAATCTTTAGGTATACCTGCTTTTTCTAATGCTTCGTATGATTTAGCATCTAACTCACCCTTTTCATTATACTCTGTTGCTAGGTTATCCATATTTAAACCTGCACTCTCAACTGCTTTTTCAGCAATCTCTAAATCAGATGTTTTAGTTTCTGTTTTAGGAGTTTCTTCTTTGGGTTCTTCTTGTTTGTTGTCACCAAGTTTCTTTTCTAACTCTGCATAAGACTTTGCTAAATCTTCAACACTGTTGAATTTTTCAGGTAAGCCTTCAGGTTTACTTTGTGTAACATTTTCTTCTACTGGCTTTTCGCTAGTAGTTTCTTCTTGTTTTATCTCTACTGTTTCTACCATTTGTTATCCTTATTGTGGTTTAGTTAAATTATTTGCAACTTGAGGAATGGCTTTCTCTGCCATTTGCATCATCTGGTCATTTTGCATTTGCTCTTCTTGAGCCGCTTGTTCTTCTGCTAGTTGCTCTTGTGATTTTAATAGACCATCTGTATCAATCCCTAAACCAATAGCGATACGTTTAATTAAATCATCAGGGTTTAACGCCTGTACAACTTGCGGATTTATCTGTGCTAGATTTCCTATCTCTGCAACAAATTCTCTTAATTTTTGTAAATCATTTCCTCTACCTAATGCTTCTATACCTGTAATAATTGTAGGCTGTACTGTTCCTTTAGGTAGTTTAGGTATTTCATTAGCTTGTTCCATTCTCTTCATAAGAATAGAAACTAAAGGTAATTGAAACTCTTGTGATAGTAATGAATATATACCACCCATAGCAGTCTCTAATTGTTCTGCCATGTATCTAATTTCTTGTGCTGTTACTCTTTCTGCATCTCTTTGTATTGCTGTGTGTAGTAAGAATGCGTAAGACATTCTCTCTTCTAATTTAGCAATAGACTTTTCTACTACTTGTAAATCATATTGTTTCTGTGCTTGTAGTACAGACACATCTTCAGCAGTACCAGTAATGATGTCACCATTTCTAGTCATAGCTAAATCTTTTTTTCTAGTAACAGAGTTAGGTCTGACCATGAATACTACTTTAGATGAAGCCGCCGCACTTTCTACAAGTGCTTGTGATAAACCTTCTAGTGATTTTAAATCACCTAAAAATTCTTCTACATATCCTCTTCCATAATCTTCATTGTCAACTCTTACCATTCTTAATGCTTGGTAAGGCATTCTATCGTTTTTAAATGTACCAATACTTTCTGGTATTTTTATTCCGTTTACTTCTTGGCAAACATAACACTCATTGTCATTTAATCTGTATACATGTGTGTATAATTCTATGTCTTCGTCTGACTTATAATCTGGGTCAGCTATAACTTGTGCAGATACTTCTTTACCTAAAGATAAAATACTTGCTTTCTCACAGATAACTATTTCTAATACATTACCTGACGCATCTCTTCTAACTACATATTGTGACAAAGGAAATACTCTCATGCTTCCTTTTTTAGGTAAATAAGTTAATACGTTACCACCTACAATAAGATGTTTAAGAGCTTCAAACACACTAACTCTTAATGCAAGTTGTTCTATTTTACTTGATACTTCTTTTTCTATTACAGACAAAGACTTCTCTATGTCAGTCTTCATGTCTTTATTTTCTTCTAATTCTTTTTTAGCGTCACCTGTAATTGATAATCTAAAAAATGGGGAGTTAGGGGGAAGC